ACTGAACCTCGTGCTGACCCTCAAGTGCCACTGCGTTCACCCGCTCTTCCAGGCTTGTGGACTTAATGGTGTCGATTGAATGCTTTAGCAGCCCCATCATTTCCTTTTGGCGGGCTTCACTCGACCGAGATAAACGGAGAGAAGAATAAAAGGCGGCTCCAACACAGACCAGCACCAGAATTAACGCCGCAATATCTTTTATAATCAGATAGTCCATAATTCCTCAGTTATAATCAAAGGGGTCTAAGTCGCCGTCTTCATTGAGTTCTTTATGAATCTTGAGCCATTCCCCCGAATATTTTTGCTTAATATCCACAGGCTCTGTTTTTGCTATCGCTACGAAGTCTATTACCTGGGATGTTAGCGCAACAGATGCACCAATGACAAGCGACATAACCCGGTCATCGTGCGAGCCGCCAACCCCACGATACCGAGTAGTTAATCCGCTCTGGGTTCTCTCCTGCTCAAAGGCTACCATTTCCGTGATGGTTGCTTCGCATGGGATCTCAATAGACCGGTCCTTCACAAATTGTTGCAATGCGGCAACCATGAATGGCTTGGTGCGCATATTGGTTTCAACCCCGAACCGGCTATCCAGGCCATGCTCTGCTTGAGCGTGGTTGGCCTCGTCGCGGAATAAGTTCCAATAACAATAATCCTGCCGCATTCGGAGCATTACCGCCTCACCATAACCGCCAGTTAATTCTATTGCGGCTAGGGCAGAGTTGTAATGCACCGCGAGCTTAAATACTTCGTAGGCATAGTCGAGAGGGTTAATCCACCCGTGGTACTGAGCCACCAGCCGGAGTCGTGGGGATATGCCGCTTTTATAATATTCGAGAACCGATGCACAGGAGGCGTCCCCTCCCGCCAGACCTTTGGCTGTATCAACCGCCACAATATATTGAGAGCCAGGAACCGGAGGATACCAAATTCTCAGCGGCCCATCATCGCTTGGCTCGAAATCAATCAGCGTTGTTTCGGATATCTCAAAGACGGAGGTGTCATCGAAAACTCTCAGATTCCCCCGCACCGCGCCAACCGCATCCTTCCTTAGCTCGGCAAGAACCTTACGGTCAAAGACAGGATTCTTTGCTAGTGGGGCAGGCCGACCATAGATTCGAGACTCAATCTCAAATTCATCCATGATCTTCATCGTCATCCGAATCTTCTCAGGGGGAACAAGCCCCGCTTCAAACTGGTCAATCTGGTGGAGAGAAACGAATTGTGCCGAATCTGGATTCTCTGGGTCCACCCTGTTGGAGGGGACTCCTTCCAGGTGGAGCTTTGTCAGCCTTTGGTGCTCCCAAGCTTCGTGACCATGCAAAGGAGTCCCGGTGACAATCAAGCAAGATTCAGGACCGGCAGTCTGGGTTCGCTGAATCGCCTCATTAAAGAAGTCCTCTCCGATATGCTCGTCAAAGTGCCCCATGATGTAAGCGGCACCCTGCAAAACCTCCCAGCCTTCCTGGTCGCTAAACAATCGAATCGTGGATTTTTTGTGCTTGCATGTGCCTGCTTTGCCGGTGTTGGCGCATTCGGGGCAAGCGAGAGTAATAACATGACGCCGCTCATCATAGCGATTAAACCACTTACCCCGAAGCGGGAACATGGGGCTAAGGTGGTTCCCTTCCTCGCCCTTTAAAAATTTCGCCTCAAATACAGCAGGACAATACTTTGAGAAGTTTACCCCTACGATAAATGTGGCGTGTGCTCCTTGGGGGAAGTATCTCCATCGGTGCTGGTTGGTCCCAATGAAATAATGCTCGGCATAGCCTGACTGGGTTTTAGAGGTTCGGTTTCCTGACCGGAAGTATCTAACAAAGGCGGGGCTTGAGTGAAATTCGTGAGAAGCTCTATTCGCGGGTTGGTACAGAATCATAGGATCTGCATCGACTATCTTAGAAAACTCATCCCGTAGCCGTCGCCAGGTCTTAGCCCAAGGCATTAACCACGGGGTAGTCGCCCGAGTCTTATCGGTCCAATCTTTAACTACATCGGCAACAGCAGAGCTATATTCTAAAAAGCCAGAATAATCCTTTAGGGCCGGTTTAAGTCCAGCTCCCTTCAGTATCTCTCCAGCTTTCGCCAGTGCTTCGTGCTCATCCATCAGCTCCCCACAACAATCACTTCGCACATAATAACATCGCCACCATCCGTACTCATCACATTGACTTTCCCAGAGGGGGTTACATCCGTTGTTACATACACTCCACCAGGGGCTATCCTCGATACAAAGCCAGCGTCAGCCGCATGGTTTGCGTTTAGAACGGAGACATCGAGATTTATTGCCGTATCTAGGTTCTTTACCATCAGCAAGGATATGGAATCCCATATAGAGGTGTCGATATCGCTACCTTCGGAAATCTCCGCCTCTACGGTCATTTTAATAAACTCAGTAGGCATTACGGTATAGGGGCTAGGGTTGAATATAATCTTAGGGTCGGAGTAGTTCGAGTTCTTTGAGTAGGCCCCTTTTATTGCTAGCTGAAAATAATCAGCGACCGGGGTAGTCACCTGAGTGCTGGGGCCATCGGTGCTGGCATTTCCTGCGGCATCCAGCGCCTGGACAGAGAATGTATATGTCGTTCCCTGTCTTAGTCCCGTGACGGCAAGAGTGACAGTCGGGGCCGTAACATCGCCAATTGGTGTAGACCCCCGATAGACGCGGTAGGTCGTAACCGCCACATCGTCACTCGCCCCCGACCATGTGAGGGTCAGGGTGTTGGCAGTCACCAGAGAAGCAGCGAGAGTCTCGGCAGACCAAGTAGGGATTGTCGTATCAGGCATTAGGTTCCCACAATGAAGATTTCACACTCGCAGCGACCGGTATTAGACACCAGCTTTAGTTCCTCTGCGGTTGTGAAATCCGTCGTAACGAAGAAACCACCGGCATGAATCCTGACACTAGTATCGGTAGTAGACATGCCAGCGCAGTCAAACGTAGCGGTGACGTAGTTGGTTGTGTCGTTGTTTTTAATAACAAGCAGCGAAGCCGCGCCGATGATGCTGGTGTCGATAGTGGTGTGACCAGGGCTATCCCCGGAGAGATTCGCCAGAACCTCAACATGGAAATACTCATCGACGTTTGCGGTGGCTGGTTCATACGCGCTCGGTCTAAAGGTTGTTACTGGGTCAGAGTAATCAGAACTCTTGGAGTAGAGCCCCTTCATAGATAGTTTCGCAAAATCCGCCATTTAATCCTCCGATTGTGAGCGCGGGGCTATATATCCACTGGGGAGAGCGGAGAAATTTCTTTCTTTTTTATAACCCCACGCCTCTTTAGCGTATCTTCGCCTTTTTTTCTCCGAAGTCCAACAGATTATCCAAGACCTCCTGGTTAACCTTTGGGGCTTTGTCTGCTAATTTATCTTTCCCTGTCAGCAGTCCATACACCTTGGCTTCTAATTCAGCCCATCGTAGCTTTTCTTTATCGGGGGTAATGGATCCTACTCGGATCCCTTCAAGGACTGCTTTAAGTCCCTCGGCTCGGTCGGCATCGCTTCGGTTAGGGAGAGTTCTAGTGTCACAGACCCTCCAGCCACGATTGAGGAGCCTCAGCCTTTCGCCCTGACTCACAGGGTAGTCTACAAATAAATCCTTAGGACGGTCGTCCTTGGATGCCTCAGGCCAGACGTTAGATAATTCCTCACCAGTCATTATGACCCCCCGCACGTTTGTAGCCACCGGTAGGTAAGCAGGCTAGTAGGACTCATTTGACTCAACGGGTACGAATATTCGCCTACGGTGCTGTGCGATTGTTCGCTTATTGTGTTGTGCCATGGCCCTCTATGCCCCATTTCTGTCGCATTTTCCGACCCCAACCGAAAACCTGTCAAGAAAATTCGCCTATAGGCGCAGGGGCTAACCCCCTGATAACATTTACATGGTAAAAAAAAGTTCCGCAAGGGCATTGATTCGTACCTCAGGGTTCGGTACGTTCTTCTTATCCCAAGTTAGACATGTTCATGTTTCACGACGTCGCTCTCGCCCGGCTCCTTCGTCGCCATCCCTCGCGCTCCTGTTATACCGTTTCAAATTTTTAATCGTGTTCAAGAGACTGTGATACGCTCCGATGGGAACCCGCGATCTTCACCAGACTCGTACCCCCCTAACGCACTGTGTCACCATGACGCGTTGCGTGAGAAATATTTGCGTAGTGGTACGTAAAGTTTGCATAGTGGTGCGTAAGTGTTTACGCAGTAGGTATGACACGGATGTCCGCCACTATTCCGGGGAAATGGACATGTACAGTAATCGATACTAGGTGCGTAATTTATTACGCGCTAAACAATTGACGTTTTTGACGAATTAATGTGCTTTTATGCATTGACTCCACCTGTACATCAGTCTTAAAGTGGTTACAGTTAGACAAATAGTTTAACCACCCAAACGGGTCGGGGTTGTTGTGATAATAACCTATCAACGATTTTGGAAGTGAGGGTGCAGGAAACACGACGACTCCTGAAGTTTTACAATCGTTGGCCGAATATACCGGGCCAAATAGTCGTAGCTGGGTATCCAGGGGTTCTGTAGGCTCAAACATGCAGAACAACGAGGCTTTAAGCCTGCCACGCTTCACCGCGTGCCTTGTGCCAATCGTTTGGAAGGAAAGCGATAATTACCCAGTTTTAGTCTACAGGCCCCTAGGATTTAATCCTATGCCTCAAGCGACGGAATAGGCGAAGCATACGCAAAGCGGTATGTTATTGGATAAAATCACCCCTTGTGAAGCCTGTTTTAAAGCCCTTCAAAACGGCTTGTTTTCTGCCAATTAGCTAGCATCGACTAGCCAAGGCCAACAAATGAAAACGGACAGATTACCAACGAGAATTGAAAGGGTGAAGCTGTAGTAATTACCGAAAGGTATTGCTAACCATCTTATGATTTTCGTTTAATCTTGGGAGTGACTAGGGGCCTTGAAAACCCCGTTTAATCAGGCTTTTGTGGGAAACAGCAAAGTGCTTGAGCATTAGCTGACTAATTAATAGAGCGATAACCAAGCAAGTGTATTTTTGGATATACTTTCCGCGTCGAGTGGGTTTGAGAATCACCTAGATAGGTTAGGCCGTGACACTCTACTAACTAAGTAATTACTTTAAAAACCACTGATAAGACTGACTAGGTTAGTCAATTTTAGCTAACGCATTAGCAGGAATAACACTCTTACGAGTGCCTGCACTTTGGCTAGCCTAGTTTTATTTGTCTTGCCAGTCTAATTAATCCCCTTGGGAATAGGGAACACGACAATGAATAAATCTCTAGAAAGTTTTATTATAGAGAGTGAGCGCTTCTTGACT